CAGCAGATCAATAAAATTAGTTATGAGAAAAACAACAATTAATCCTAAGACAGTCTTTGATAAAGTAAAAGACTATACTTATAAAATTCCTTGCTATACAGTTACAATAGGTAAAGGAATTGAATTATGTGAAGATGTAAATGCTACATTACCAGATGGAATTGAATTACTACCAGATCATTACTATATTCAAATGGTAAGAGGTAGTAAGGTATTAGAAGAGAATACAGTAAATGCTATGGATGGTGTATTAATTGAACAATTAGTAGCAGTAGCATTAGATCATTTACAGACTATTAATACGGGTGAATTAGCTACAAGAGAAAGTGCAATTGCTATTACTAAGTTAGAAGAAGCTTTACTTTGGTTAGCTAAAAGAACAATGGATAGAGAAGCTAATGGAACTTTAGGAACATATAATAAATAATGTCAACTTGGAAAATTAATCCAGATACAGTAAGACAAGACTATATTAGGATTGAAAACTTACAACAATTCTTAGTTCAGGATGTGCCTATGATACATCCTGAACATCCTATTTATATTAACTTCTGGTCTAAAGAGATTAAGAAGTGTATAGAAGGTATGTGGGGTAATGAGTTTGGTCAGTATAGATATATGCCGGGTAATCTTTATTTCTTTGGTAATTATGGTATTATTAATCACACTTTTCAAAAAGATGGAGTTAATGTTACCAAGCAGATTAAACCAATGATAGTAGATTATGTTTGGGACTTTGCTTATATGTCTTGGGTTGCTTATGGATTCTCTGGATTTGAAAAAGATACTAAAATAAGTTGTAATGTTCTACTTAAACAGTATTACAATAAAGAATTAGAGCATAAAAAATTACCTCAAAGCTGTTTCCATAATGGAGAATTAAAAAAATATGAAGATCCTTTTGAGTATATAAAGAGATTACATGCAGGTAAATTAGGTAAACCTTTGTTTGAAAATCCTACTCAAAATGCCCTGACACTTGGTTCTCGCGGCGGAGGAAAAAGTTACTGGAGCGCTATAGCCGAAATAGAGTACAACTTTGTATTTGGTGGAGCCAGAAGATATAACCAAGCATTTATTAATGGTGAAGAAAGCTGTGAACAATGTTGTGGCGCAGGAGATAGTAATAAGTCTTCTGAAATGCTCAAAAAGTTTATGGATTCACAAAATGCTAAAACAGATAGTGAGTCTAAAAGATTTAAAGAGTGGTTTGGTATTTGGACAGATATAGATAGTAAAGGAGAAACAGTAACTACTCCTTGTCCTTTATATAGAAGAACATTAGGTAAGCTTGACCCAAGTAATAAAAAGAATCTTTACAGAGCTAAGTATAAGGTTGATATTAATGGTGAATTTGTTGAAAGAGGAACAGGTTCTACTATTGCACATGTTAACTATTCTACTAAAAAAGGAGATGGGCATATAGCAGCAGCAGGTGGACGTTATTTATATAGTGTAATAGAAGAGGTTGGTGGATTAGAATCTTTTATAGATGTATTAGGTGCAAATGAAGCTACTGTAACTCGTAGTGGACATAGATTTGGTGTACAATGGGCAATGGGAACTTCTGGTCATATTGAATATATTCAGGCTACCAAGAAAGTATTCCTTAATCCACAAGATTATAATGTATTAGCATTTAAGAATCAATTTGGACATACAGGTAAGAATGGTATGATAGGATATTTTATTCCTTATTATATTACTTTTTTAGACTGTAAAGATGAAAACGGTAATACTAATTATGATGATGCTATAAAGAAAGTTAACAGACTAAGACAAAAGGAATCAGAATCCTCTGACCCTAAAGTACTTAGAGACTACATGATGAATTATCCTTGTTATGTAGATGAAATGTGGCTTACAGATAAAGGATATTATTTACCTTATGAAGAAGCTGCATCAAGAGAGAAAGAATTAACTGCATTTGATAGATATAAATTACTTGAAACTCCAGTTAAATTAATATGGGATAGTAATGTATCCAGAGGTGTTAAGTATGAAATATTACATGATGCAGAACCATATAGAGAATTTCCCATAGATTCATCTAAGAAGAAAGATCCATCTGGTTGTATAGTTATATATGAATTTCCTCAAGAGATTAATGGTTATGTACCACATGATTTATATCAGTTCATAGGACTTGACCCTTATGTAGAAGAAGATATAGATAGAGGTGGTTCTGTAGGATCTTTATTTATACTTATTAATCCTAAGTATATTCCACAAGGATTTAGTGGTAATTGTATAGCAGCTTCTTACATAGGTAAACCAACAGAAGGATTATCTGTATACTATGAGAATGTAGAGAAGTTGCTATCATTCTATGGTAATCCTATTCAGGGATTAGCATTTGAAAAGAACAGAGGAGAAAGTTGTAGAGAACACTTTATTCGTAAGAATAAGACACAGTTATTAATGGTAACTCCTCAAAATACAATGGGTGCTAATATATATCAGAGAAATATAGTTTCTTTTGGTTATAATGTTGGTAATAGAATTGCTAAGTTAAACTTAGTTAAAATGCTTAATGACTGGTTATTAGAAGAAACAACTTTAAAAGATGGAACTAAGAAGAATATAGAAAGAATTCCATCACTATTTCTAATACGTCAAATTATGCAATATAATTTAGATGATAACTTTGATGCAGTAGATGGGTTTAGAGGATGTATATTGGCCCTCCGAGAATATGAGACTAAATTACAGTCTGAAACTAACAGAAAAGAAATAAAGTCTAACGACTTCAAAAGCTATAATAATAATGAACGAATTTTTAAGCAACGCAAAGACCAAAGATTTTCTTCGTCTTCAAGTACCAGAATCAGAAAAGACCCACGAATGGTATAAATTTCATGCAGATAGACTGATTCCAGCACATATCTCTTTAGTTGTAGAAGGATATGGAGAGAAGAAGAAAATGTATGAGTTTATTAATAATGACTTATCTAATTTCAAGGAAGAAGTAGATAAGTATTGTGGTGTAATAGGTTCTGAATCAGAAGAAGAATTAATTCCTTATAATCCTATTCCACAAAAGATAGATGCCTTAAAGGGAGATTTATTAGCACGGGGAAATAACTATAGGATTGTATTACTAACTGCTAAAGCTATTAAGTCAAAGAATGATGAGTTAGTTAAAAAGATTCAGGATAGTGTAGAACAAGAATTAGCAGTTGCTATTGAGAAGCAAAAGGCTATGTTACAGGGAATGTCAGAAGATGAAGCTAAACAATATGAGGATTCCCTTCGTCAAGAACTAACACCTGCTGATATTACAAGAAAGAACTTCTCATCTGAATCTGAAATACTATTTAATAAGCTATTACAATATACTATTGTATCTCAAGATGTAACTGATAAGAAATTAGATACATTTGTAGATATGCTTGCAATTAGCTCTTTATATGTATATCCGGGATGGAGAAATGGTAGACCTTATATTAAAGTGTGCAATCCTCTTAATATAATGTTTGATAAGAATCCCAATACTCCTATTATACAACATGGAGATTATGTAGCACATAGAGATGAGATTACAGTTGCAGATGCTCTTCAAGAATATATGAATAGGTTATCTGATGAAGATGTTGAGAAGTTAATTAGTTACGGTAAACATTTTAATACAGTAACCAAATCTCATATTCAAGAACCTGTATTTGATTATAATAAATACTATTCATTACTTAATGTATTAGGTGAAAGAACAAGTAAAGGTATTGGATTACATCAAGGTACATCACTTACTAATCTGAATTTACATAAGGCTTTGTGGAGAACTCATTTAGAGTTTAAGGCTTTCAGTGAAGTAATGTATGTTACCATGACAGATTTATACAATGAAAAGATAACATTTACATTAGCTAAGAAAGCAGATTTAATTCCACCAGATGCATCTAAGGTATCTTATATGAATCAGTGGGGATTTGAATCTGATAAGTTTATTTGGACAGATGATTATGGTAATGAATTTGAAGCAGAATTAATCTGGATTCCACGTAGATATGAAGTAACTCGTTTAGGTGAGAGTATATTTGTTGATTATAGAGAGGTTCCTTATCAGCCTGATTATACAGATAATCCATTTGATAAGTTTGAATTAACTTATAAAGGTGCAATTCTTAATGGTAGAAATGCTACAGCCATCTCAAGAATAATGAGAGCCATTCCTTATGCATTTCAGTATATGGGGGTTAAGAGATTACAGGATAGAGAGATAGCTAAATATGTAGGACAAGAAGCAGTTATTGATGTAGATCAAATTCCAGATGAATTAGCTATTGATGGTGAAACTAACCCAGAAGAAGGAGAAGATAGAATTCTCAGAGCAGATATTATAGCTCGTAAAACTGGTAAGAGGTTTACTTCAAGCTCCAGAAATAGTAATGGATTACCCCCTCCCCCAACAAGAGGTGCTGGTGTACAATATAATATTGTAGATACTTCTCAACAGTTTATTAATCTACAGAACTTTGCTACCATGCTTAATATGGAATTAGGTATGGTTATGGGTGTTCCACCACAAAGAGAAGGCATGTCTGTATCTAATACTAATGTAACAGATAACAGACAAGCTTTAATGCAATCTGCATTGGCAACTCAAACAGATTTCTACTTATTAGATAAGGTTTGGTCACATGTTCTCAATGAGCATTTATATAATTTAAAGACTCATATTAAAATGATCTTTGAACAGAACCCTAATTTATCTAATCATCAAATGGAATATATTCTTCCTGATGGTAGTAAGGAATTACTATCTGTTACTCCTGCTCAATTAGAGCAAATGGAAGATATTGGATTATATTTATTAGATGCAGGAAAGGAAAAACTTTACTTTGATTTTATGTCTTCTCCACAGATAGTACAGGCATTTGCACAGAATGCAGGTGAAGGTGTTGAAATTATGTCAGGTCTTCTTAAAGAAATGACTAAATCTAATTCTGTTGAAGAAACACATAAAATTATATCAGCAGAAGCAGATAAGCAAAGAAAGAGACAAGAACAGATAGCTCAGCAGCAACAACAAGCTCAAGAAGCTGCACAAAAATATGCGCAGGATTTAGCTAAATATCAATCAGATTTAGAGTTAAATAAAGAGATGCAAATACTGGCAGTTAAGAAAGAGATACAACTTGAAGAAGCAGCTATTAAAGCTCAACAATATGCCAATCAATACGACATTAATAAAGATAATATTAATGACCAGATAGAAGAAGGTAATAAACAGAGACAATTTGATGCTCAAGAGAATGCAAAAGATAGAGAGGTAGAAAGAGAGAAAATAAAAGCATCTATTTTATCAAAGAAGAATAGTAGTTCTAAGTAATTACTAATTGAATTATAAATGAATTTTAATAATATTATTTAAACTAAATTTGCACACATGAAAGGTAGTAGCATATTTGATGACTTGGTAGATGTTGTTACAGATCAACCAATGGAAGACATTCAAATAGAAGAAACTCAACCAGAAGAGGTTGAGTTAGAACAAGAAGTAGAAACAGAAGTGGTAGAGGCCGAGATAGAAGTTGAAGATGAAAATGTAATGTCTTTCTATGAATATCTTAAAGATAATAGTCTTATAGATGAAATAGAAGGGTTTACAGGTAGTCCAGAACAATTACAGGAACATTTGAATAGAATGCCCGAAACATATCTTAATGCAGCTATTTCTACTTTGCATCCAGATAGCCAAGCATTGTTTGATTATGTAGTTGCTTTAGGAGACAAAGCAGATAAGAATGAATTACAGAAGTTTTTTGATTCTTATCTAAATGTTGAAGAAGTAGATCTTACAGATGAATCAGTTGCATATAACTATTTGGAAGAGAAATTAAAAACTAAAACAGAATTTAAGAATACAGCAAGACTTATAGCTTATTTAGATTCTTTAGCAGAAGACGGTACTCTAACAGAGTTAGCATCAGAAATTAAAGCAGAAGAAGATAGTACTAAAGATGCTGCTAAAAAGAAAGAAGTTGAAACTCTCAAGCAAGCTAAGGCTGCTCAAGAAGAAGCTCAAGTACAATTCTTTAATAATATTAAATCTGAATTAGATAGCTATGATTGGAAAGATGCTAAGAAAAAAGAAATACTTAACAACTTAGATCCAAATGTAGCCACAAGAAAAAATCAATTAATTGCTGCTTCACCAAAAGCTCTTATTCAATTGGCTGATATTTATGCGCGTTTTAATGAAAAGACAGGTGAATTTGATTTATCTGACTATGAGATTAAAGCTGCATCAAAGAAAGTTCAAGCAGATAAAGAGCAGAAGCAAAAAGATAAACTTACATCCTACTTAAACAAGTCTGTTAAAACAAAAGGAACAGCAACTAAGGAAGGATTTTTTAATCAATTTCAACAAATTTAATTAACTAACTATGATTAATAGAAGAACTGCTTTAACAAAAGTTGCTCGTTCTGGATGGGATGGTAGTTATGCTGACAGTACTACACATAGTAAGCTGTTTCGTACTTACTCTCCAACGTACTTTGGTATGATTGAGGCACAAATGTTTTCTTCTGCTATTGATGGTAACATCATAAATAAACCCTGGATGTGGCTTACTGCTGCTCAAGGTAATATGATGTCTACTGATCCGGGTAAATCTGATTACTGCTGGAAAATTTCAGAAGATGTTATTGCTGATATGCGTATCACAAGAGTAGATGAAAACCTTCCTACTTATCCGGGTAAAGGCAATTTAGAATTTAAAATCTTTGGTGACAAGGGTGGTTTCCATGAACCAGTACTGTTTAAGACAGATGCTCATGATGCTCCTTTGCTTAGAGTAATTGGATACCCAACACAGGTATCTGCTGATGAATGGGAATATACAGTAAAACTTCAAGATGGTTCACCAGATAGCTGGATTGATCCTAAATATCTTGGCGTTGGACGTAGAATTATTGATGGTGGTACATCTACTGCTGATGAATTGAACTACAAATATGCTGGTGACAGCTATGCTAATATCTATGAATTGCAAAGCCAGATTGGTTATGTAGGTCGTAAGATTGAAGTTACAGATAAATTCTTGCGTCTGGAAATGGATGGTAAGAGTTCTGGTATGAAGTATTCTATCTCTGGTAATGGTGGATCATTTGGTGATGGTGCTATTGGTGTAGGTTATACCTATCAGGCAGGTTTGGCTGATAAAACTAATAGCAAACTTATCCCACAAGGTTCTTTCATTACAATGGCAGAAGCACGTTTGGCAGAAAGAATTGCTGAGGATAAAAACTTCATGATGGAGTTTGGACGTACTGAGGTAACAACTGACCCAGATACAGGAAGACAAATTAAAGTTGCTCCGGGTTGGAGACAAATTCGTAGAGATGGTAACTACTGGCCTCACAATGGTACTTTGAGCTTGTATGACATCTACGAGAAATTGAATGACTTGTTTATTACACGTTATGATGTAGGTGAACCAGAAGTTATTCTACGTACAGGTAAAGGTGGTATTCAATTGTTTAGCAGATTAGTATTAGCTCAAGCTGGTCTTTCTCCTTTCACACTTGTAGATACTCACTTTATTCACAGTACTACCTCTGATATTACTCCTAATGCTCTTTCTTATGGTGCGCAATTCACAGAAATTCTGATGGATAATGGTATCAAGTTGAAAGTAATGTATGATCCTATGAAGGATAATCCACGTTACTATCCTGAGAAAGTGCCGGGTACTAATTATAGCTATGAATCATTTACTTTTGATATTCTTGACTTAGGTGTAACTGGAAATACTCCGGGTGGACAAAGCAGAAGCAATATCTCTATGGTATATGAAGAAGCTTATGAAGAATACTATGCAGTATCTAATGTATATGACTTCTATTCTGGTGCTAAGAAATCAGGTGAAACTGTTGCAGTACAAAATAAAGAAGCAGGTATTTATCGTGGTAGCTCAGTAGCATTAGCTGTTTGGGATGTATCTCGTATTGCATGTTTACCTTTTGTAAGCAACTAAGATAATTTTTTTAATCATAAATAACATGAAACGTTATGAAAGTAAGTGTTAAGACAATTCAGAGAGAAAGCTCTCAACGTCGCCACTTAATTCCTTTAGTCTTAGGTGCAGGTGATACCAAGACAAAGCAAATTGAAACAGGTAAGACATTAGGTAAAGTAAAGGCTTCAAATACTACAGAGTCAATTGGCTTTTACTTAGTTCCTGAAACAGGTAGATATAAAACAGGTTTGGATGAAATGGTTCCTAATCCTTTTAAAGGAGAAAGCATTGAAGTTCTTAAATCTCATAAAAATCTATCTGATAAATGGAATCCTATCTTATCTGTAATCTTAAATGAAGATACGATTTCAAGGCAGGTTTGGTATGAAATAACAGATGGCACAGAGCCTAATTTCTACACCTCTGCAATGTCACAAGATTTCATCTCTCGTAGAGAATCTTTTGATCCAAAGAAACCTAAAACATTCATTGAAGGATTTCAAATTACTTTGTATGAAGGATTAAATGTATTTACTTCTGATACCTCAAGGGGTCGCATGGCAATTCAGGCAGTTAAAAATTGTCCTCTTATTGCTAAAGACAAAGTATCAGTAAACTCAGACTATCATACATTTTATATTGCAGAAGAGAATGAAGAAGCTTTAGAGCAAGTACAAATGTTTGATAAGGAAAATAGAGCAATTGTAGAATTGTATAATTTGCAGGAAAAATTCCCAGAAGATAAGCTATATCAATTTGCTTGTATACTTCGTGATAGAAATGACTTCCCTCTAATTAAAGGTGAAGTAGCTCCACAGATAGTTAAACAACAACTTAATAAGTTTATCAAGAATAAGGATAAAGATAAAGCTGCAAACATTGACAAGTTTTTGAAATTAGTAGATGTATTCAAAGAGAACAGTCTTCTGTTTGAAGTTGAGTATCTTGTTACACAAGCTATTAATACACGCACAATTGGTGAGAAAGATGGTATCCTTTATTGGTATCCTAAACAAGCTGAAACTGCTGTATATAAGCATAGAAACAGAGATGCATTCAAGACTTTCATTTTGAGAGAACTTGAAAACTTTGATCCAAAAGATCCTCTTGGAAATTACTACTATGATCTTAAAACAGATCTTCAATCTAAAGGTGTTAAGATATAAAATATGAGTGTATTAAAAACAGTTTGGTTGTTCAAGGAGAGATTCAATAAAGTAGACTCTAACCATTATCGTGATCTAAGTCCTATCCAAATAGATCAGTTCATTAATAATGCTGTGTTTATCTTTCTTGAAAATAATGTCTTCCCTGAGCTTTCCCAGCAAAAGTTCGACATGGTTTCTAACCTTATTGTAACTCAACCTGAACAACCTGCTGTTACACCTGTAAGCACTGAAAATAATGTATATGAGTTTGATTTATCAGATTTGGTTTATCCGTATCTACATTATAAAAGAGCTTATGTCAAGACTAACTGTGGTACATACGATGTAGAAATAGTTGGTCAAGGTAGATTGAATGATATTCTTAGAGGACAATTTCAAAAACCATCTAAGAAATGGAAAAGATTAATTGGTTCATTCGCTAAGAATAGTACGTCAAATAGTAAGTCTCTTTATATTTATTCAGAAGAAGGCTTTGAAATAGAATCTCTGTATTTAGAGTATGTAAGACAGCCAAAAGAGTTTTTCTCTGGTGACTATAACTCAATTGAGTTTATAGAATGTCAAAGGGCTGGAGGTACAAACTGTAATAGCTTATATTATAATGTATCCAGTCCTTCACAGGATTTAGAAATAGATTCTACATACCATACACTAATTGTAGATTATGCTGTTAAAGAGGCTTCAAGAGTTCTTAAAGATGGGGATAGTTTAAATCTTAATACTGATAAAATAAATTCAATAAATTCTTAAATTTTAATAAATGAAAAGCAATAAATTTCAAGCTCCTACGACTGTATTCTTGGTTGGAAAAGACGACCAAGTATTAGTTCCGAGTGATAATATTGTAACCTCTGGTAGTTCCCTTAATCTGGCAGATGGTCAGTTGGGAGTATTGTCTACAGATCACAGTGGTACAGTTAGCTTTGGTAAGTTTATTCCTGCTGGTACTACATCTGCTCAAGTAGCAAGTGTTAAAGTAGTTCAAGGTACTCCTAATAGCAGCCAAACTTATAAAGTTAATCCATTCAAAAACAATGATCCTGCCTATGTAGAATCTCACAAGATTTTAGCAGATAGGATTTTGTCTGTATCTACTCAGAAATATGAGCCGGGCATGTATAACATGTATCGTATCAAAACTGTAACTGGTGTAGATACTACTGATGCTACTTACAAAATGACATTGAACTTTGAAGGCGCACGTAAGGATATTACTTATGGATATAACAGAGATGTTATTTCTGCTACTGTAACTACTCCTACTGTTGCTGCTACCAATACCAATGATTATGTATTGCAAAACTTAGCTCTTGATCTTAACAGATTTAGCCAAGTAACAGCTAATGCATCTCCAGCTAATTTTAGTGGAAATAAACAGTTCATTGTACTTGGTTTGAATATTGGTGGTGGTTCTGGTACTGTAATTGGTACTATGAATGCTGGTGATACTTTTAACTATGCACAGTATACTGTAAATGGTTCTACTGTAACTGCTACTTATACAGCAGATGTACAATTCATTAATAGCCTCCACAATGCAATTGCAGAAGATGCTACGCTTTCTACTGCTCGTATCTTGAACTTAGGTTCTGTTACTCCCGGTAGTGCAGCTACTATCAATGCTCTTTTAGTTGTAGCTTTTGATGAAGATGAAGCATTGGCCTTTGATGATGTCAAGTATTTGAAAATCAGATTGTCTGGTTGTGGTATCTCTGGTGATGGTATTCTTTATACTGGTGGTGAAGTATCTCCTCCTTTTGAAGGCGCTAATACTGAACGTCAAGTATACTTGAACTACAAAGACAGAGCTGCACTTCAAATTATGACTGCTCAAAATCATGTAGTTGGTGGTGAATACTTTATTACTCCTCCTAACTATCTTGATAGAACTGTTGATGGCTATACAGTAACTCGTATTGTACATTATGGTGAGACAGAGAATTTGAATAATACTTCACGTTTCCCAATGGAAACTGTAATTCTCTTAGCTGCTTCTATTGAAGATAAAACAGAAGATGCTGATACTGGGTTCACTGTATCTACAGATGATGCTGCTACTGTAACATCTCTGAATGCTACTTTGGGAGCATGGTTGAGTGATGCAGATGACAGGTATAATAACATTGAATATAAAGGCGAAGCAACTAAGTCTACTCCTTTTGTTTAATTAAACTAAACTTACATGAGTAAATACCAAGAGTATTTTAGCGTGTTCACAGAACATGCGTCGAATTACTTCTTTGTTATTACTTCTATAGTAGGTTCATTAATAGGTCTTAGACAAGAAAGAGGGCTATCATTCGGAAAGCTAATAGCTATAGTTATAACTTCGGTTACAACGACTGTAATGATAGCCCTTCTTGTTGACCATTATTATAAACCGGGCATAGTTGTATTATCTATAATATGCCATTTTCTGGGTCTTGTTGGTAATAAGATTACTATTGCCTTTATTGGGTTAGTAGACAATATTATTAAAAATCCCAAGAAGGCCATTAGAGACATCATGGAAGTAGTACAAATATTTCTTAAAATGAGAAGAAATGGCTAATAAGATATATAAAAGGAATACTACCCAACAGGATTATAATGGTTCTGTTAGTATTTCAGATTTAAATAAGCTACCTAATTTAGGAGAGCTTACTCCAACAGTAGATGTAGGTAGCGGAGGAGACACGGATTTATCTGTTACTTCTGATGCTACTACAGTTACTATTGTTTCTTCTACAGGTGATCCTGCTGTAATTCCAACAGTAGATAGTTCAGATGCAGGTGTTATGACTCCTGCATTGTTGTTAAATCTACAAAGATTAATTACTCTTTCTGGAGTAGCTGCTGATGAACCAGATTTAGGTACATTTACAGGAACTACTATTCCTAATGATTCAGATATTAAAGAAGCCATTCAAGCTTTAGAAACTGCTGTAGAAGCTGTATCTGCTGGTTCTATTGCAGAATATGATGTAACCAATGGAGGTAGAGTAATGGCTACTGGATCAGGTGTTACTTTTTCTAAAGCAGGTGGAGTAGGAACATTTGTAATTCCTTCTGGAGTTACTCTTTTATCTGCTGTAATTAATAACGGAGCTACTGCTGATTTAGATGGATCAAACAACTTTAAAACTGTATTTAACTATACGGGAAATACAGGTAATACTAATGTAACTAATTTTAATCCTCCTAATATTCAAGTATTAAATACTACTGGCCCCGTTGTAGGTAATAGCACTGTTCCATCTGATTCATTTCCAGTTGTGTATGACGAAGGTGCTTCTCCACAAAGACAAGTAGTTTTAACATCATCGGGAGATATTACTACAAGGGTTATAGGATTAGATGTATTTACTAATTGGTCTTTAAAATTTAACTTCTAATGAAGAGAATATTATTTACTATACTCCTTTCTTTTATAGCATTCTTTACTTATTCACAAGTGAATTATAGCTTTAGAGGTAAAGCAAATATATATAGTGCTACAAGAGGGATAGGA